ACGAATTTTTATGTTCTTTATCAATAGTATCTTGTATAACAGTATTACCATATATTGATTCTTGTTTTGCTTTTTCTCTCATCATTTCAATATCACTCTTTGTATTGACACCACTTTTTGTTTTTTTAATATCAGTTTCTTTATTCATATTACCTAATTGTGTTCCTAACAGTGAAGATAATAAAATAAATACTAATCTAATTTCAGGTGAATAATCTGAGCCTTGTTTATTATATTTAATATATAAATCTCCTAAAATTTCATAAATATCTTTTCTATTACTATCCATTCTTCTACTCCATCCATGAATATTTACACCATAATTAGCTCCATAATTATCTGATAATAATTCAATACCTTCAACACTTGTTAAGAGTAACCCAGACATCCATGAAACCGCACTTGTTTTATTTATAATTTTTCTATGAAATTCCAATTCATGTTTCATTTCATAATAATCAGAATTAATTGAATATGGTTTTGTTAATTTAATTCCACGATTTTTAGCTAAATCTCCTAACTCTCCCAATAAAACTAATTTTCTTTGTTTTTTTTTATATTCAGATAATGAATTATAATCATCATATTCATCATCATCACAAAATTCTTCACTTTTATATCTATCTGATTTTTCAAATTCATCTTCATATTCACTTATTTTACTTCTACCTCTACTATAATTATTTTTTGAATAATTATTAGTTTGATTAGTTGGTTTTTCTTTAAAAGTATTGTTATTAATAAAATTATTATTATTACTTTTTTCATCAAAATAATCATCATCAGTTTCTACAACACTATCCTGTATTTGATGTATTACATTATGTTCTTTATTTTTATCAAATTTAATCCTACTTTCTTCAGGTTTTAATTTATCTGAATTAGCAATTATATCTACCATATAATCTGTTTTAAAATCAGTATTATTATCATTAGAAGAATTTGATGAATTATCACTCATAAATAATATATAATTATTAAAATAAACTTATAATAATTTATAAACACAATTTATTTAATTTATTATTTAATTATAACCATATATATTTTATAATAAAATATTATATATATCATTATATAAATGAATTTTTATAATTTTGATAATAATACTGAAGAAAATTTTTATGATAAAAATTATTCTGAAATTGAGAATACTTCAGAAATTGTAAATGATGTTTTAAAAAATAATGAAGGAACAAATCTTACTGATAATAAAAAACTAAAATGTTTAACTCATAAAGATTGTGTATTAATATATTTAAATCCAAATATTACATCAAAAAATAAATATACAAATGCTATGAAACATATTAAGCATTGTTCTACTTGTCAGAATGAAATTACTAAAAATAATATTAATGATAATTCATCATTGAATTCATCAAATAGTATTTTGAAAAAAAGTGAGAAAGTTATAAAGCCTGAAAAGGTTATTGAGAATTATTCTATTCCTGAGAAAAAAATAATTATAAATAAAAATGATGAATATAAAAAAATGATACAAGATGAGAAAAATTTAAAATATCAAAATTTGATGTTAGAAACATCAATGTCTAAATATTTAGAGAATATTGATGAAAGAAAAAAGTTAAATGATAATATTAATAAGATTTTGTCATTATTAGCTGAAAATAATACAAAAATAAATAATAATCAAATAAAGGGATATAGTGATAATACATTTTTATATGTTTGTTTATTTGTAGTGATTATATTGCTTGTAATAGACATAGTATTAAAAATAAAGAATTAATTTTCTTTTAGGTATTTCCAGGTTATAAAAATCATATTTTCTTTTAGGTCAATAAAGGTTTGAAAATTATTTTTTCTTAATTTTTTTTGTATATAATATAAACATTCATTAGAGTTATAATGTTTATATACATTATTTTCAGATGGGACTTTATAAAAAATATCGGTTTCACCTATATTTAAAGCATTTTTAATTTTTTTCATACAATCTAAATATATAGAATTTCTAAATTCATTTAATTTAGATTTATCTGTATTGATTTCTGTTTTTATCTGTTTCATTAATTCTTTTGGGTTTAAATTTTCATCATCAAAATTATTATCTAAATAACTCATTATACTAAATTAATATAAAAAATATTTTATTTTATTATTTAATGAGTGAAAAAAATATTAAAAATAAATTAGTTATTTCAGGTGGTGGAGTAAAAGGATTAACTATATTAGGATATTTACATAAATTATATGAAAATAATCTTTTAGATAATATTAATAAATATTGTGGAACTTCAGTAGGTTCAATTATATGTTTTTTATTATTGATTGGATATAAACCAAATGAAATATTTTATATTCTTATGGAAATAGATTTTGAAAGTTTATTATTATATTCTTTTGATGATATAATTGATAATCCACATATTGGTTTATATTCAACAAAACCAATTTTATTTACAATAAAAAAAATGACAAAAAATAAAAAAATATCTTTAAAAATTACTTTTAAAGAATTATTTGAAAAATTTAATAAATCCATAGCAATAACAGGCGTGTGTTTAAATGATAATTCATTACATTTTTTTGATAAAGAAAATAATCCCGATATGGAAGTAATTAAAGCAATTGAAATATCTATATCAATTCCCCTTGTATTTAAACCAGTTAATTTTAATAATAAAATATGGGTTGATGGTGGAACACTTAATAATTATCCTATTAATTATTTTGATAATGATTTAGATAATTTAATTGGAATTAAATTAAAAAGTGAAAATATTATTATAGAAAAATTTAATTCACATCAAGATTATTTATATCAATTGATGAAATGTTTATTAAAATCTATTAATAATAATAAAAAAAAATATAATAAAATAACTATTGAATTATTGGTTGCTAATATAAATAATATAAATATTAATAATAAAAAAAAATTAGAATTATATAATCAAGGATATAATCACTCAATAAATAAATTTATAATATAAATATATAAATGATTTATTCAAATATTAATAATACAGAAAATTTTATAAAATTAAAAAAGCCTAAAATTAAAAAAATTAAACTTAAAAAAATTGGTGAAGGAGCTATTAAAACAGGTAAAGGAGCTGCTAAACTTGGAGGAAAAGCAACTCAAGGTGGAACAAAATTATTAGGAGATAGTATGGGAAATGTATGGGGAGGAGCTTTAGGTGGTATTACTGATGGTTTAGGTATTAGTTCAACTCAAATTATTATTGGTTCTGTTGTTGTATTAGTTATATTAATAATTATGGGTATAGCATATAAACAATTTTCATCTTAATTTAATTATCTAAAACATCATCAACAATATTTAAATCATCAACATTAATTTCATTCTCAATTTTCATAAAATTTTTAATTTCTTTTGTCTTTTTATAATCTTTGAAATTATCTTTAACTTCACTATTAATTTTTAATGTTTCAAATTTCCTTTCTTTTAATAGATTATCAAAATCATCTTTTGTTAATTTTTTATCATTCTTTTTTTCATTTTTCCATGAATTAAAACTATCCACATTAAAATCTTTTTTTACATTTGATACATTCATATCTCCAAAATTATTAAATGAAGCAAAACCACTATCTGCAACAGATGAAGTATTATTATCAAATAAACTATATCCTAAATTATTATTATCCATTAAATCATATGTCATCATAGGTCTTTCAGTTAATTGTGTTTCATTACTTCTACTTTTCATAAATTCAAAAATATCATTTACTGTAATATTTTCATTTTCTTTTACCATATTACTAAAATAATCATCAGTATCTTCAATATCATACATATTTCTTTCTGCTTCAATATCCTTTATTTTATTTTTCATATTATCATCATTTAAAACTTCATCTTTTTCTTGTTTATCAAAAACATTATCATATAATTTATTAATCTCATCTTCATTTAATGGTTTTGTATTTTCCATTTTAAATCTATCAAAACCACTTTTAAAATAGTCTAACATATGTTCGTTTTTATTATCTTCATTTTTATTATTTAAATATTCTAAATCATAACGTTTTCTTAAATTATCATCTGATAAACATTCATAAGCCCTTGATAGTAATTCAAACATTTCAATATTACCACCGTGGTCTGGATGATGTTTTCTTGCCATATTTCTATAATTTTTACTAATTTCTTCAATTGTTGCATCACTTTCAACATTTAAAATTTCATAATAATCTTCAAATACATTGGAATTATCCACAAAAAATTCACTCATTGTATAAATAGATATTTAAAATTATTTTTTAATTATGTTTTTCAAAACAATATAAAGTTTTATTTATGGTAATGTATATATATATATATATATAATAATGAATGAAAATATTATTTTAACAGAAGACATGTTAAATTGTTGTAGAGGTTCTCCTCTTGAAATAATAAATTATTATACTGTATATCCAAAAAAATTATTATTAAAATATAATAATAAACAATTAATTAATTATATTATTAAAATATCTATTTCAGCTACTAATTATTATATTAAACAAGCAAAATTTACATTTATATTTTTAATAAGTGTATATTTATTATTTAAAAATAATGAACAAAATATTTTATATAATACAATAAATTTAATGTTTAATATATATTTATATTTTATATTTTGTAATATATTTATATTAACATTTTCGTGTATTAGATATTATTTAATTTCTGGATAATTATTATTTAAAAATATTTAATGTAATAATAATTTTTTTCAAAACAATTCTTTAATATTCTTTGTTGTAATCATTTTATCTAATTTTTCTTTTTTACCATTTTTATCAACAATTACACTTGGTAAATATTTAATTTTATTTTCTTGAAATAATTCATCATTTTCTTCATTATTTTCAATAAATTTAAATTTAATATTTTTATTTTCTTTTAATAATTCATCTTTAATTTTATTGTGTTCATTTTCTTTATAATCCTTACAAGCAGGACACCAATCAGCAACAAATATCATTATAATTATTTCATCTTCTAATTTTTTATATCTTTCTTTTTTGTTTTTTTTCTCTTGATTATTTAAATACAAAGCAACTAAAATTAAAATCAATAATAAAACTTTAAAATTTTCCATAATATAATATAAATTTATAAAAAAATAATAATTATATTTATTAAATGTCTAATAATCCTAAATATAAAACAACTGAATTAGAAAATATAAAAAAACCTCTTAAAATGTATGAGAAAAGAAATAAAATTCAAAAAAAAATTTCATCAATAGATGTTATAGATGAATTAAAAAAACAAGCAAATGCTACACCAAAAGTTTCATCTACAAATATTCCATTATATGTTGAAAGAGGTTTAAAAGCAGAAGGAGCAACAGATTTAATTATGAGTGCTTTATCATTAGCTGGTGGTGATAATAATGACTATAAACAATCTTTGAATACAATTAAATATAATGATAATATAAATGAATTATTATTAAATACAGTTAATAAGTTAAAACAAAAAGGTTATAATACAAATAAATTATATAATGAATTAAAAATAGTTAGTGATGATTTTAAAAATATTGAAAATGAATTAAATAATTCTATAAATAATAATATTGTTAAATATGGTGGTAATTATATAGAAAATAATATAGATAATTTAAATTTTGAAAAATACAAAAATAAAAAATTAGAAATTATACACTATTTAGAAAAATTATTTAATTTGTTATAAATTTATAATAATTATTTATTTTCTATAAATATTTTTTTATAATAATTAATTATAAAGATAATAATGTCTGGTGCAAATCAATTAAAGTTTATAATGGAAGACAGCATTTATAATCACTTAAAAAATGGAACTGGTTATATTTCTGAAAATGATTTAATAGCATTAATTAATAATATTAATGAATTTGATCCTTGTGGAAGAGAAACATTAAAAAGTGCTTTGAAAAATTTATTACCTTCAGATGGTACTATCATTAAAAATACTGATATTGATAATATTGAATGTATTAATAATGATTTAAAAAGAGAAATTAAGGAAAAAAGCTTTCAAACAAGAGAAGATATTGATTTATGGTGTGCCCAAAAATTTAATCAAGATTATAAATGGTTAAATAATTTAAATTCAATGGTTAAAAAACTTTATCCTTTAGATTTGGTAAATGCCAAAATTTTAAAAGATAATTTTAATTTTATTGATGAAGATGGAAAAGAATTAACTTTAGATAAAATCATATTTGAAGATTTACCTGGTGAAAGATCCGCTCCTCCAAGATATGAAGACGCTTTAGAAGAAGGAGACCTCACTGGATTATTTGGAACTACAGGTGGAGCTAATTCTTCAGGTAAAAAAGTTAGACTTAATCTTCTAAAGAATTCTTCAGGTGTTCCTGTTCTTTTCACTGCTCTTCCTCATACTGACTACCTTACTAAAAGATGGAGAGGAGAACCCGCAACATATTCTTCTTCCTCTTCCTCCTCTTCCTCTTCCTCTTCTTCTTTAACTCCAAGCAATCTTACTGAATGTGGTGATAAATTTACCGAAAATGCAACAAAAAGAAATATCAAGGCTTGGACCCCCAGAGAACACGGTTCTTCTGCAAGCACAGTGAATGCTATGTCTCATTTAAGAAGAATGGCTTCTCAACCAAGAATTACTCAAGTTGAACTTGGTTCTCTTGGACCTCTTTTAGCCAGAGGTTTTATGGGTGGAAGTATGGATGGTGGTGCTCAATTAGAAGTTGATTTTAAAGATTGTGAATCTGGAACAGAAGGAAAAAATTTAAGTGTTAGACAATCAGATCAATATGCTACTCTATTTAAGAGTGTGGTTCAAAGACTTGGTCATCATAATGAAGTTTCTGTTGATGTTGTCAAAGAATTAAAAAATGATTTGGAAGATTATAGAAAAAAAGAATGTAAATTATTCCAAGATGCTTTCAGATTGGCTAATGCTTTGAAAAGTCAAAATAATGGTTCTTTACCTGATAAACAACCAATTACTGTTTTAGATGCCTTTAAAGATGCTTCTGATGAAGTTGCTAAGAGTGAAACTCATCTCCTTGGATGCTTAACTAAAATTCTTACTGAGACTTGCAAAAAGCCTTAAATAAATTTTTTTTGATATTTATTAAATAATAATAATTTTAATTATTTAATAATTTGAATAAAAAACGGTTGCTCCAACACCGTGGATAATTTTAAGTATATTTGTGGTGACAAAATATGATTTGAAAATATAATTATTGTTATTAAGGTCGGTAATTTTATATCTATTTAGGAAACTGATATTTGAGAATGTGGATAAATTACAGGTTCCTGATTGTTGAATATTAAAAGGGTATAGAGAGAAACTATAAACACCCATACCATTTGGGTAATAACATTTAGGAAATTTAAGGAATGGTATAATTAGGTTATAAAAGTCCATATTTCGTTCTCCAGTGATAGTTTGAGAGTTTAAAAGTAATGAATTTGTTTTAATTAAAGGTAATCCAATAGTTTCTTGTGAAACTCTATCTCTAATAAAAGTATTGGTATAATTAAAGTGGTCATTAACATTTTGATTACTCATATAGGATAATTGAGCCATAAAAATATAGTAGGAACAAGGGTTAATTAATTCTAAATTAATTTTATCAGTTAAATTATTAGTTATTTTTTCACCTGTATAATAAACTTGTTCTATAATATATTCGTGTTTATTATTAAAAAAATTAACTCTTTCTTGTTTATCTAAAAATATGTAATCAATTAATAGGTATGTTCTACCTAATCTAAGTGTATTTTGGAATGGTTTATAAATATATGTTTTTTCTAAATTATTAGATGTTAAAGTTTCATTACTGATAGGTATAAAAATGCTTTTACTCCATAATCCATAAATAAAATAGTTGGTTGGTTTATTAAGATTAAAAAAATCATTTAAAACATCGGTGATATTAAATTTGTCATAATAGGATAAATCGGTGGTTGTAAATGATTGATTAGAAATTTTTCTGTAATATAGATTTGAATTTGATACAAAGAAATTTGGATTATTTTCGGTATTAATTGTGTCTAAAGTGTCAAAAGTAGCCCAAGTAACACCTTGATTAGAGAATTGAACTAATGGTTCATTAAATATTGGTGAGCCATAAAATTGTTGTATTTGAATATAATTAGTAGGTGAAACATTAAGGCATTGATCGATGGAATTAAATTGGACGTTAAATATAACATCATCATAATCAAGTGAGATAAGTGGTAAAGCTTGTGAAGCAGAATTACAAAACCAAAAATTTAATGGAATATATAAAATATATTTTTCTCTGATTGTATTTGCGGGTTGAAATTTATATAATTGTGGAACATTACCTATGTATTGATTGAGTGGTGAATTATAATTATTAAAATTAAATTCGTCTAATGCTTGTAGGTATTCTCCCCAGGTTTTTTGTATGATACTATTACCAATAACAATTTCAATTGATTTAACTAAAACATAACCAATATTTCTCGCCCAAGCAGTTTTTAATTTATTATTAGGTTCTCCATTAAAATTTAATAAAACGGGTATTTCAGGTAATTCAATAACAAGCCAGGATTTATGCATTAAATCAGCATATTTTGGTATTGAAGC